TAGCCGCCACGCAATCACCTTGGATGTGATAAGGGCTGTCATCATCAGCGGGCAGCATGTCGTTAGACCATGCTTCATGCCCAAGTTTCCTGAATGCTTCGCGGATTGTGCCGCTAGACTCGCAAGCTACTAATACTTTCATCGTTTCTCATCCTGTTTGGTAAATCCATATTCCGCAAGCCTACTGAACAACAAGTCATCCAGCAAGTCTTTCTCTGACTTGTTTTTCTGTCTGTTCATGCTGATTGTCTCAGCGTGTGATATCTGTAGGCGCACTGGTGGCTCCGTGTCAATGCGGACATTGAAGAATGCTTGCGAGGTGTGGCAGACCTCTATGCAAGCTAGGTCGCCTTGCCTGTTTGTTATTGTTCGCATGTTAAAAGGTCTCCGTCGGTTGTGTAGTAATCAGTAGGGCCAAAGCTCTCTGCTATTTCTTGTAATTGGTCAGCATCCCAGCCAATAGTGTAGACTTTGGGCCAGCTAAAAAAGCCTGAGCCGTGGCCGTTGCGTGACAAGTAAAAGTCATGCGCTGCCTGTTTCCTGTTGTTATCATTCAGGCACCAATCAATGCGTGACAGGAAGGCCAAACAGTCTATTGTGGCCTCTCTGTGGCTGTCCTCGTCTAGCTCTTGTGGTTCAATATCAGCCACCCAAAACGCCAAGTCTAGGTATTGCTCTAGGAAGTTTGCTTCTTTGTCTGTCAGTGTGATTGTGGTCATGCTGTTATGCCTCCGTTGTTTCTGCTTGTTCTAGTTTTTCTGTCACTGCCAGATATATCAAATCTACCAGCGCCCAGTATGCAATCTGCACTGCAAAGTCATCATAAGACTCTGGATTCATTCCACAGTCTACAATGTGGCTTTCCGCTTCGTTACGCTCTACACCATCCAAAGCCTGCACAAACTCATGTGCCTGAGCGTAATAGATGACATACTGGCTGCCGTCAGCGTGCTCGTGTGCTATGTCGTGCAGATCGTCAGTATCCCAGTGCTCACGTTCTGCCATGATGTCCTGAGCGATGCTGTCAACATACTGCGCTATTTCGTATCGGTTCATTGTGTCTACCCTTCTTCTGTTGTTGTGATTGGCTAATGCTGCCACTGATAACCCCTGATTGCAAGGGTTATCTATGGGGCACTATGCTAGAAGTTCCTCCAATAGCAGCGGTGCTCCGCTATGTTGGCTTTAATCTGGGCCTTGGCTTCGTCTAACGTGCTGACCTGATAAACCCAGCCGCATAGTTCAAACTCAAACACTGTTGGCTCGTTCTCTTCGTCCAAGCGTAGAATGTCTACGTTGTAGTAACTTGTGGGATTAGGCATTGTCTGTCCTCTTTTGTTGTCTTTGGTTTGGCTAGTGTTGCCACTGATGCGCTCTGATGTGTACCAGAGCGCATCTATGGGGCACTAATCTTCTGCCATTGCTGTTACTTGCACAATCTGAAGGATACGCTTGCGGCTTTTACGATCCGCTGCCCAATCCTCAAGGACACCATCGCGCACACAGCTAATGTGTCCCCTTGTGTGCAATAGGAATGTTCCCGTCTTTGGCAACATCCTAGCTGCTGTGGCTAAAGTCTTTGGCCATTCATGCGTGTAGTGGACCCAAGGCTTCTGTCTGTAGCCTAAGCTTTTAAGGACTGAGTACGTCCAAACTTGCTGAGTGCCCTTGCCTTGCTTGCGACCTTGCTTGTGTAGCAGACTGCGAGCCTTGCCGAAAGGTACTTGCGCCGCCACTGACACAGCAATAACAGCGCAATAGCCTTTTTCTCTTGGGTAATACTTCTGAGCTACTCTTGATAGCTTTTTGTAGGTAAACATATGAACCTCTGTTATGACTTACTGCTAACCCCTATCGCTAAGGGCTACCAGTAAGCCTTGCCGTAATGCTTTGAGACCTTAACACCGGCTCGCAAAAGCCTTCTCGGTCTACTGAATAAGCCTACGGCTAGGCTTTAGAAGTCTTTGCTAGTATCTTGCCGCTTGCGCCCCGTCCTAGGCCGGTGTATTGCGTGTCGCTTTAAGGCTATGCAAAGAGTCAGAAGCGTTGGCGTTTCTTGGCTTGCCCCTTATCACGACCCTAGGATCGTAAGGCAAGCTAGGTATTGATCCCGAAGGCCTCAACCCCTGACTTGGGATAAACTATGCCAGCGTCCTAACATGAATGCAAGCGTTCTAAAGACAACACAAGTTAGACAGTAGTTAGACATGGTTACACCCTTATTGGCTACTACATAAGGACACACTCTTCAGCATTCTCAAGTCCCCTCAAGCAAACTGTTGTACTCATTAACGGAAACAACCTAGCGCCTTAAGTTAACTGTTGTACTCTGTTGCGCCCCTAAGTCTAACTGTTAGCGCCAGGTGGTGCGCCATAGTCTAACTGTTGTACTCTGTGGTGCGCCTAAGTCTAACTGTTGTACTAAGGTGGGCTAACAATAATGGTACGGGGAGGGGCTGTGGTGCTTATGAATAATTGTAGTAGGCACTCAAGTACTCAAAAGTAGAAATTAGAAAACAATAGTAAATTATTAAAAAAAGTAAGTATTTACTAACCTGTGTAACCTCTTGTTAACAAAAGAAAACTTAAAACTTTGACTCAGTCAAGAAAATAACAGTAAAAAGTACTTGACAAACGCTAAAAAATATGCTATAATAAATAGGTATCTTAAAGAATGTTAAGGTAAATACATTATGGATAATCAAGATGATCCTCCTAAGCGTAAAAGGGGTAGACCTAGGAAGGGTGAGATAGTTGAGAAGACTACTGGCTCTAGAGGTAAGGTAGGTAGACCTAAAGGTGATGCTTCAATTATCAATGAGTACAAGGCTAGGATGTTAGCTAGTCCTAAGTCCCGTAGAGTGTTAGACAGTATATTTGATGCAGCACTTAATGATGACCATAAGAATCAAGCAGCAGCTTGGAAACTAGTCATGGACAGGATGTTACCCTTGAGTTACTTTGAGAAGGATAGTGCTGGTGGTAGACAGTCTGTACAAATTACTATCTCAGGTGTCCCTAGTACCATCTCATCACAGAATAATGACAACTCCAATGACCTTATTGAAGGAGAATACACCAACAATGACGTTTAAGTATTTCAGTAGGGATGAGTTTGCTTGTCAAGCCACAGGTGAGAATGAGATAGAGGATGAGTTAATATATGCCTTGGATGAACTTAGAGAGCACTGTGGTTTTCCTTTTGTTATCACAAGTGGCTATAGATCACCTGACCATCCTATTGAGTTAGGTAAACAAAGACCAGGTACACATGCACAAGGTATAGCAGCGGATATAGCTGTGTCTTCAGGTTTACAAAGGTACACTATAGTAAAGAATGCTATTAAGTTAGGCTTTACTGGTATTGGTGTTGCCGGAGGCTTTGTGCATGTAGACATTAGAGCTACTGATACACCTGTAATGTGGACGTATAGTTAGTGAACACTAACAGAGAATACCTAAAGACTTTAGCACAACAAGAGGATCTAAACTGGGACGGAGATCCTGAGTTAGATGCTGAGTATGAGTGTGATGAAGAGAAAGATTTAGACGAGTACGTCGTTAAATACTTTTACGATTAACCTAATAAGGAAACCCTAATGCCATTACCAGCATTACCAGCAGTAGCAACTGTAGCAAGATTTATAGCGTCTAGCGGAGTACCGGCAGCAATTAAAAAATATGGTGTTAAAGCTGTAAACGAAGCTAAGAAACACCTAAAGGATATGACTACTAAGCCTAGTCCCGGTCAAAAAAAGATTGCTCCTGTTACAAAAAAGCAAAGAGCTACTAGAGATACTAAAAGAAAAGCATTCGCGGCGGGAGCAGCAAGTACCTATGCTGCAAGTAAATTAGGCAGTAACGGAAGCGAAACTAAAGCAAAGCCTAAAGCTAAAGCTAAAGCACAGCCTAGAGGTGGTCGCACTAATCCTTCTGACTACCCTACTTACAAAAGAAACACTGAATCAGCAAGGTCATTTAGAGCAGCGCAACGAGCAGCTAAAGCAAAAGGGAACAAGACATTTACTTGGGAAGGTAGACGTTACAACACTACTGAGAAGTAATGACTGATCTTAACATACAACTACTGGATTGGCAGCAACAAGTATGGGAAGACCCTACTAGATTTAAGATTGTAGCTGCCGGTAGACGTACAGGTAAGTCCAGACTAGCAGCATGGATGTTGATTGTTAATGCTCTACAGGCAGACAAAGGTCATGTGTTCTATGTAGCTCCAACACAGGGACAGGCCAGAGACATCATGTGGCAAACACTATTGGAGCTGGCGCACCCTGTTGTAACTAACGCACACATAAACAACCTACAGATTAAACTGGTCAATGGCGCTACTATATCACTGAAGGGTGCCGACAGACCAGAGACTATGCGTGGTGTGTCGCTAAAGTTCCTAGTGATGGACGAGTACGCTGACATGAAGCCAGAGGTCTTTGAGCAGATCCTTAGACCTGCCTTGGCTGACCAGAAGGGTGCTGCATTGTTCATTGGTACACCTATGGGGCGTAATCACTTCTACGACCTGTACAAGTACGCAGAGCTAGAGGACGATGAGTCCTATACTGCATGGCACTTTACAAGTTATGACAATGAGTTGTTAGACCCAGAGGAGATTGACCTAGCCAAGAAGTCTATGTCATCCTATGCATTCCGTCAAGAGTTCATGGCATCATTTGAAGCTAGAGGCTCAGAGATGTTTAAGGAGGAGTGGGTTAAGTTTGGTGAAACTCCAGAGATAGGTGACTACTACATAAGCATTGACTTAGCTGGCTTTGAGGACGTAAGTAAGAAGAGAACTAAAAACTCTAAGCTGGATGAATCAGCTATTGCTGTTGTTAAAGTAAATGAGAATGGCTGGCACCTAGAGAACATCATATACGGTAGGTGGGACTTAGCGGAGACAGCTAGGAAGATCTTTGAGGCTGTTAGAGACTACAGACCTATCAGTGTAGGCATTGAGCGTGGTATCTCTAAGCAAGCTGTGATGTCGCCTTTGATGGACTTGATGAAGCAGCAGGGTAGATTCTTTGTTGTAGAAGAGCTAACACACGGCAACAGAAAGAAAACAGACAGAATCATGTGGGCGCTACAGGGTAGATTTGAGAATGGTCAGATTACTCTAGGCAAAGGTGAGTGGAATAGTAGATTTATGGATCAGTTATTCCAGTTCCCTGACCCGTTAACACATGATGACCTTGTGGATGCCTTTGCTTATACAGACCAACTGGCTAAGGTAGCCTACAATTATGACTTTGAGATTGATGATCTTGAGGTCTTAGACGCAGTAACAGGATATTAACATGCCCAGAAAAGGATTATACAGTAACATTCATGCCAAACGTAAGAGAATCAAGGCCGGTAGCGGCGAAACGATGCGTAAACCCGGTAGTAAAGGCGCTCCTACCGCTAAATCGTTCAAACAAGCAGCCAAAACAGCCCGAAATAGAAAATTACGAAGGGGTCGGTAATGGATTACGGTGACAATGACGTTCTGTCTAGCGACGAACACCTAGAAAACTGGGTAATGGCTAAGTGTGACTCGTGGAGAGACCACTATGAGTCCAATTATGCAGAAAGATTTGAAGAATTCTACCGTTTATGGCGTGGAATCTGGGCAGCAGAGGACATGGAGCGCAAAAGTGAGCGTTCACGTATCATTTCACCTGCATTACAGCAGGCTGTAGAGTCCAGTGTAGCTGAGATTGAGGAAGCAACCTTTGGTCGTGGTAAGTATTTTGATATTACCGACGATATGGGTGACGCAGAGTCTCAGGACGTTGTGTATCTACGCAGTAAACTGCATGAGGACTTTGAGAAGACTCAAATACGCAAGCAAGTAGGTGAATGTCTAATCAACAGTGCTGTATTTGGTACTGGTGTAGCTGAAGTAGTGCTAGAGGAAGTCAAAGAGATGGCTCCTGCTACACAGCCTATTATGGACGGACAGCTACAGGCAGTAGGTGTTAACGTCACAGACCGTACAGTAGTTAAGCTACGCCCTGTACTGCCACAGAACTTCCTAATTGACCCAGTAGCAACCTCCATACAGGACGCTATAGGCGTTGCTGTGGATGAGTTTGTGCCACGACACAAGGTACAACAGCTACAGGAAGAAGGTGTCTACAGAAGCGTGTACGTAGGTCAGGCGGCTAGTGACTACGACCTAGAGCCAGATCAAGACCTAACAAGCTACGACGAGGACAAAGTACGCCTAACAAAATACTACGGACTTGTGCCTCGTTACTTGCTAGAGATTGGTGAGAAAGAAGCACTGCTTGATGACGATGAAGACATTGCTGATATTGAACTAGAGGAACCAGAGAACGATGAAGATGCCAGCTATTACGTTGAAGCTATTGTGGTTGTGGCTAATGGAGGCATCCTACTAAAAGCAGAAGCTAACCCATACATGATGCAGGATCGTCCTGTAGTAGCCTTCCCTTGGGATGTAGTTCCCGGTAGGTTCTGGGGACGTGGTGTATGTGAGAAGGGTTACAACAGCCAGAAGGCGCTTGACACAGAGCTTCGGGCACGTATTGATGCTCTAGCACTAACTGTGCATCCAATGATGGCTATGGACGCTACACGCCTTCCTAGAGGCTCTCGTCCAGAAGTACGTCCAGGTAAAATCTTGTTGACCAATGGCGACCCTAAGTCTGTCATTAACCCATTCAACTTTGGTCAGGTTAGTCAGATTACATTTGCACAGGCAGCAGAACTACAGAAGATGGTTCAGATGTCTACAGGTGCTATTGACTCTGCTGGTATTCCTGGCAGTATTAACGGTGACGCTACGGCTGCTGGTATCAGTATGTCGCTAGGTGCAATTATCAAGCGTCACAAGCGTACTTTGATTAACTTCCAACAGTCCTTCTTGATTCCTTTTGTTAAGATGGCTGCTTGTCGTTACATGCAGTTTGACCCAGAGAACTATCCTGTCAAGGACTACAAGTTTAACACTACGTCTACCCTAGGCATTATTGCTCGTGAGTACGAAGTAACACAGCTTGTACAGTTACTGCAAACAATGTCTCAAGAGTCTCCACTGTACAACACGTTGATTCAGTCAATCATTGACAATATGAACCTGTCTAACCGTGAAGAACTGATGGCTAAGTTGGCTGAAGCAGAGCAGGCATCACAGCCTACACCTGAACAACAGCAAATGCAACAAGCGGCTGCACAGGCACAGATGGCCTTCCAGCAGTCACAGACAGCAGCACTCAACGGTCAAGCACAGGAGTCTAGTGCTAGAGCGCAGAAGATTGCTGTAGAGACACAGCTTGCACCACAGGAGCTACAGATTGACCAGATTAAGGCAGTCACAGCTAACCTGAAGGCAGGCGATCAAGAGGACAAGGAGTTTGAGCGTCGTATGAAGATTGCTCAGACATTCTTGAAAGAGAAAGAGATTGACCTAAAGAATCAACCTCAACAACAACCAAGTCAACCCCTTAGACTACAACAAGGATAAATTGATGGTCGTAACACGTACAGAACTAACTCAGATAGTAGATCAAGTCAATAAAAAGTTTGATGAACTAGAGGCTAAGATTAAAGAGTTAGAGGCAAAGAATGTTAAGAAACTACCGAACAAGAAGGCGGCGTAATGCCTAGTCCACGTAGAGGTAAAGCAAAAGTAAAAGTGACTTCCAGCGGCAGGAGAGTCTCTTACGGTCAGGCAGGGAAAGCTAAAGACGGTGGCCCCAGAGTTAGGCCGGGAACCAGTAAGGGCGATAGCTACTGTGCTAGGTCACTAGGTATCAAGAAACGTCTTTCTAAAAAAAAGCAGAACGACCCTAACACACCCAATAACTTATCACGTAAGCGTTGGAAATGTAAGGGTGCTAAGTCCATGAGAGCTAATCAAACACTAGCTCGTAAGACAAGAACTAGGAGCAAGTAACATGCCATACGGTAAAGGAACATACGGAAATAAAGTAGGCCGTCCACCTAAGAACAGTAGAAGAGCTACACCTAAAAACCGACGAACTAAGACTATTGGCGGACGTAGGGGCCGCTGACAGTGATAGCAGAGATAAGTGCAATTGTCGCTGGTGTCAATGCTGCAACATCTGCTATCAAGCGTGTAGCTGAGACTACCAATGACATCTCAAGTATCTCTGCTTTCTTATCTACTCTTGGAGGCGCAGAGGTAGAGTTAGCTAGAGCGCAGAATGAAGGCAAGCTATCTGAAGCAGATGCTGTTAAAGCTGCACTAGCTAAAAAACAAATACAAGAGACTATGCAGGAGATTAAAGATCTCTTTACAGTTAGCGGTAACGGACAACTTTACCAAGAAGCTATGGCTTCTATGGCTGCGGCTAGAAAAGCTAAACAAGTAGAGTTAGCTAGAGCAATAGCAGCTAAGAAGAAATTTTGGAAGGACGTTAGAGAAATAGGTGCTGTTATAGGTGTACTGATATTTCTAGTACCTATGTGCCTAGCACTTTTAATTTCATATTTAACAAAATAACACTTGACAAACACGAAAAAGTATGATATAATATATAGGTACTTTACGTACATTCAGTATTCTTTAACAAAGGTAAAATACGATGACTCAAGAGTTAGAAACATATTTCAACAATTACTTTGCTATGTTTAGATCAGAAGGCTGGAAACAGCTAATCTCTGACCTACAAGGTAATGTTGGACAGATCAACTCAGTAGAAATGACTACGGATAACGATAACTTGAACTTTCGTAAAGGTCAGTTAGCTATCCTAGCAACCATACTAAATCTTGAAACACAGATTGATAACGCTCATGAACAAGCAGAATCAGAAGACTCTGAAGAAGCTAACGATGAGATTGTTTGATTTTAGATGTCCTTGCGGCAAACTGTTTGAAGATTTAGTTAAGTCTGATGTCACAACTTCTAGGTGCAGTTGCGGCTTGGACGCTAAACGTGTTATCTCCCCAGTGAGATCTAACCTTGAAGGTATCAGTGGAGACTTCCCTGATGCACATGATAGGTGGGTTAAACGTAGGGAGCAGCACATGGCACATGAACGAAGGCAAACCTCTTAAATAAGAGAACCTTCATACTAAACATCTCCACAATACTAAGGTACGGAGTTAATAATGGCTAAGATTATTGAACCTGAGCGTCAGCAGGATAACCAAGAAGAAAACGAACAACAACTAGCGATGTTTGAACAAGTAGAGGAACAACAGGAAACTCCTGAACCCCAGGAACCTGAGATCCCAGACAAGTACAAAGGTAAGTCTGCTGAAGAACTTGTACAGATGCACCAAGAAGCTGAGAAGCTATTGGGCCGACAGAGTTCTGAAGTAGGTGAGCTACGTAAGGTTGTTGATACGTATATCCAGACACAACTCACAGAAGATACTAAAGAAGCACCCCAACAAGACGAAGAAGTAGATTGGTTTACAGACCCTGATAAGGCTGTAGATAGGGCTATTCAGAACCATCCTAAGATTAAGGAAGCTGAAGAACTTACAAAGCAGTACAAGGCAAGCACTGCACTATCAGAGCTACAACGTAAGCATCCTGATATGAACCAGATCTTGCAAGATGCTAACTTTGCTGAGTGGATTAAAGCATCCAATGTTAGGACTAGGCTGTTTGTAGCAGCAGACCAGCAGTACGATAGTGAAGCCGCTGATGAGCTATTTAGCTTGTGGAAAGAGCGACAGAACATTGTACAGCAGACTGCCGCTGTAGAGGAGCAATCCCGTAAGCAAGCAGTTAAAGCAGCTTCTACTGGCAATGCTAGTGGCAGCACTGAATCAGCACCTAAGAAGATCTATAGACGCGCAGACATTATTAACCTTATGAGAAACGACCCTGATCGCTATGCTGCTCTACAACCAGAGATCATGAAGGCATATGCAGAGAAACGGGTCAGATAGTATATCTTAGGAGATATTTATTATGACTGATTCCACATATCCCGCAACTGGCGGGTTCGTTGACAACACTAGCGCAGCTACTTTTATTCCAGAAATCTGGAGTGACGAGATTGTTGCAGCCTACCAGAAGAACCTCGTATTGGCAAACCTTGTCAAGAAGATGTCTATGGCTGGCAAGAAAGGTGACACGATCCATGTGCCTAAGCCTGTCCGTGGTGACGCTCACGCTAAAGCTGAGAACACTGCTGTAACGGTTCAGAACGCTACGGAAAGTGAAGTTCAAATTTCTATTAACAAGCACTTTGAATACTCACGTCTGATTGAAGACATTACCGACGTACAGGCTCTTAGCTCACTGCGTCAGTTCTACACGGAAGATGCTGGCTACGCTTTGGCGAAGCAAGTTGACACTGACCTGCACAGCCTGGCTACTGGCCTTGGTGCTTCCGGTACGTCTTCTACGACTTACCTGAACAACGGCGGTACGTTCTTCGTAGACGCTACTAACGGTCTGTCTACTTACACGGCTGACACGGTTGTTCCTGCTGACGTATTCACTGACGCTGGTTTCCGTGGTCTGATCCAGAAGCTGGACGATGCTGATGTTCCTATGGAAAACCGTTGCTTCATCATTCCTCCTTCAGTTCGCAACACTATCATGGGTATTGATCGTTACGTAAGCTCTGACTTCGTAAACAACGGTCAAGTCACCAACGGTCAGATTGGTCAACTGTACGGCATTGACGTATTTGTTAGCACTAACTGCCCTGTTGTTGAAGCTGCTGGCGATAACTCTGCTTCTTCTGTAGACTCTCTGGGCGCTCTGTTGATCCAGAAGGATGCAATTGTAATGGCTGAACAACTGGGCGTTCGCTCTCAGACTCAGTACAAGCAAGAGTTCTTGGCTAACCTGTTTACTTCAGACACTCTGTACGGCTGCAACGTACTGCGTCCTGAGTCAGGTGTAACTTTGGTTGTTCCTAAGTAATAACCATTTAACTGGGGGCTGCTACGGTGGCCCCTAGTTTTATTGAGGTAGCTGAGTATGAGCATAGTAGCTAGTTTGGTCGGCCCAGTATCAGGGCTGCTTGATAAGTTTATTGAGGACAAAGACCAGAAGAATGCTTTGGCTCATGAGATTGCTACTATGTCTGAGCGTCATGCTCAAGAGTTAGCTAAAGGTCAGCTAGAAGTAAACAAAGTAGAGGCAGGACACTCTAGTTTATTTGTTTCTGGATGGCGACCCTTCATTGGCTGGACATGTGGATTAGGCATGTTTGGTAACTTTATCACAATTCCGTTTTCTAACTTTGTATTGGCTCTAGCAGGTATAGACATTGTTATACCTTTAGTACCACTAGAAACTATGATGCCTGTCCTTATGGGTATGTTAGGTTTGGGTGCAATGCGCTCATTTGAGAAGACAAGGAAATAAGTAGCTGATGTCTCTAAATCTTGATTTTAGTAATTTTAATGTTGACTTGTCTGGCCTAGGCGACTTTAGTTTAGACTCGTCTAGCTTGTCTCCTCTTTTGCAGGACACTACTTCTGACCCTAGCCCGTTAGACATACGTAAGGCAGAGATTGCTGCTGAAGTAGCTGCTAAAGCAGCACAACAGCCTGTACAAACTGTTAGAGAAACTGCTGATTTATCTGCCTACTATGACGCACTACGTCAAGGAACTACAGTATCTGATATAGATACAGTAGGACAAAGCTATGACCAAGTTCTTAATGAAACTTTAGCTAACCAAGGTTTTGTAGACACAGACTATGCAGAAGGGGGTGGT